TGATAATTTTGAACAGTAAAAATCAATGAGATTTTATAAATACTTGCAACAAGAATTTAGAGATACCGATGGCTGACACAACACCAATCGAAAAAAAGAGTTTAGAAGCACATGTTGATTTATGTGCAGAGCGATATAAATCTATGGCCTCAAATATAGAAGGCTTAGATAAAAAAGTAGATCGCTTGGAAATGATGATTAATGAAGTCCATACTATGGTTGAGAAAATGACTCAACGTAGGACTGACCAGTTGATAGGCTGGGGAACAGGAATTATTGCAGCTCTTTTAGGAACAGTTGGATGGTTAGTGATCACTTACGTAGTCGGGTAACAGAAAAAGCCTCAAGATTATTAAACAAAATTGCAGATGAACTTCTGAACTCAAATCCCAATGCAATTTTTCGCAACGGCGATAGCATTATGGCTTTTGCTGAATATGAAATAGAAAAAGTTACTCCAAACGAGTATAAAATTTACAAAAACGAATTGTACGTAACAAGTTGTAGTACTATTAGAATTGCACTTAGTTACTGTATTTTAGATAAAAATAAAATGCAAATGGATGCAAAACATTTAGTTGCTCTTGAAGACAAATTACTGCACAGACAAAATGAAATGATGCACTACAGGCATGTAATAACTAGTCCACGCACAGACAATTTTCGTAAAGAAGTTGTATTACATAGACTATCAAGTGCAAAATATGAATACAATATCATACAAAAACAATTGACCAAAAGTATAAATGTTGCTAAATACTGTCAGCAAAAAGGATTCGACAATGAAATTATTTGACTTAGATTCACCTCAGACCAAAAAGTCTCAGCAAGTGCTTGAGAGTTTTTTTGGTAACCGTGTTGATTTTACAAAAATGCCTAGTAAAAAGGCCAGTGACATGCTCACTAAAGTACGTGGATTAATCTACGAACATCGTTCTACTAACCCACTTGCAGGCAGTGAAAAAGATCCATCTTATCTAAAATTATTGGTTATGGAAAGAGGATTGGCCGCAAGAGTTCGTGAAGCAGATGTAAAACTTGAACCACAAACTGGTGCAACAAAAATTAGTGCTAATGGACAAAGCATCGGAACTGCAGATATGGCTACTGCAACACAATTTAAAAGTGATGTCGAGTCTGGAAAAATAAATCTTGATGATATGGACGAAGCCAAAGAAGATTACAGTGCAAAAAAAGCTCGTGCTGGTAAAGACATAGGAAAACCAGGAAAGAACTTTAAAAAGATTGCCAAGGATGCCTCTAAAAGATACGGAAGCAAAGCGGCCGGTGATCGAGTTGCTGGTGCTATACTTGCAAAAATGCGTGAAGGCGCAAAACTTAGAACCAAGTCAGGACGTTATCTAACTGAAAGTGAAGTACAACAAGCACAGGTTGTGTTGGCTGCACAGGACATGGTAGACAGAATGCAGAAGATGTTAGAAGATGTAACATCAATGCAGTTTAAAGATTTACCTGCATTGAGTAGTTCAATACAAACAACCATAGGCACTACAGAAGCACAAGCATTTAATGATGCTGCCGGTCAAAGTTTAGCAGTCCTAGTTGATTCAATACAGGCTGCAAAAGTTGAAATGGAAACTGCACAAGGAACACTAACAGGTGTTGCTCCTGTAGTACCAGGACAAGAAGAAGTTGCAGGCACTCCAGCAATAGATGAGCCAGTAGCAGATCCACTAGCGGCAGATCCAATTGATGCAGTTGCAGATGTAAACGTTGATGCAGAAGCAGGCGGTGAAGCAGTTGATGTAAATGTTGATGTACAAGATGGAGCTCTTGGTAGAGCAAGAAGATAAATGCGTATACTTGAGTTCACAAGTAGATCAGATAAACCATCTGCACAACAACTAACTGCACTCGCAGAATATCTGCTGGGCAGAGCTGATGACGAAGATACACAACACACAGTACCAATAGATGTTTTTCTAAGCATGGCACACAACATGGGTGTGAACATCACTGATCAACAACTACGTACTTTAGCAACGCAAGATCCTCTAAAGAACATTATTCAAAATGTAGATGCAGATAACATTGTACTTGTTGGAGCTGGCATCACTGGTGAAGAAGGTTCTGACACCATGACAGTTGACCAAGCACAAGATACTGTTGCCGGCATGGCAGATGCAGCAAACCCACTTACATAAAACACTAGTTACTTTTGGCGACAGTTGGCCACAGGGCGGAGAACTAAAAGAAGATTTAGGTCAATATCCTTATGGACGTCAACTTGCAGAACAATATGGATATAAGTTTATAAACTACGGGTCAGCAGGTGCAAGTATTGAAGATATGGTACTGCAACTAATACAATCAAAGTTAGAAAATGTTACTGCAATTTTTTTCCTAACAAATCCAGCACGAAGTATGCACTGGCCATTGAGTACGAGTTGGAATGCTTTAAGCAATGAAAGAAAACACTGGCCTGGTGATGCTAAAGATTTTGTTAAAGAACTAAAGTTACACTTTCATAATGGTAATCGAGATATAATTAGGGCTAACATGGCAGTACTTACACTTCAACAGATGTGTAAATCACTTGATATTGACGATTATTATTTTGCAGGATGGATCAGGCAAACTGAATGGTTACCAGGTGTAGATATTAACAAAATCTACAAAGGTGGTGCTGAAACTGCTGCTGACTGGCTTGGAGCAACTGATCACAATGGCGAGCATCTGTTAGGAGTACAAGACAATGAATATATACGTCCAAACTTTGCCCATCCTAATCATAATGGACATGCTGTTATTGCAAAAAAACTTGCAGAATGGATCAAACTATAGTATAATAGATAGATGCTTATAGAAAAATTTCAATACAAAAATCTCTCACGAAAACAGGTTGACGGCAAGCGCCTGTATTCTACTCCCGATGGCAATGCCGTGCCCAGTGTTACTACTATACTTGGTGCTACACAATCAAAAGAAAAGCAAGAAGGACTAGCACGTTGGCGTAAACGTGTAGGAACTGATCAAGCACAAAAGATAGTTACTGAAGCTGCCAACAGAGGCACACGAATGCATACCTATTTAGAAAACTACTGTATTGATGGAACTATTAAAGAGCGTGGCAACAATCCATTTAGTTGGCAATCACATGCTATGGCACAAGCAGTGATCAAACAAGGTATGTGTAATGTAGACGAAGTATGGGGAGTCGAAGTACCTATGTACTTTCCAAATATATATGCTGGAACAACAGATTGTGTTGGTGTGCATAAAGGCGAACATGCTATAATGGATTTTAAGCAGTCAAACAAACCAAAAAAAGTTGAATGGATTGAGGACTATAAACTACAACTTTGTGCATATGCTGAAGCACACAATGAAGTTTATGGAACTAAAATACGTAAAGGGATAGTATTAATGGCAGTAAAGCCGGCAGTTGATGAAATGGGACATCTTAAAGAAGATCCACTATACCAAGAATTTATTGTTGAGGGAGATGATTTTGAGCACTGGCGCCAACAATGGTGGAAGAGGGTTGAGCAATACTATATCTCAAGCTAAATACACGTAATCGGAGTTAATAAATGGCAATAGTACAAGTATCACGGATTACCAACCGAAAAGGATTAGCTGATAACTTACCGCAGTTAGCAGCAGCTGAATTTGGATGGGTAATCGATGAAAGAAGATTATACATTGGAAATGGAACACTTGCTGAAGGTGCACCGGCAGTTGGCAATACTGAAATCCTAACACAATACAGTGATATCCTAAATATTGCAACCGCCTATACTTACAAAGGCGAACATGCTGGGTATACTGCACAAACTGGTCCAACTACAAATGATCCTATCGAACAAACATTACAGGCAAAATTAGATAACTTTGCAAGTGTCCTTGATTTTGGTGCAACTGGTGATGGAGTTACTGATGATACTGATGCTATAAATCGAGCCTTATTTCAATTGTTTTGTGTACAAACAAATACAACTATAAGACGCAGTCTTTATTTCCCTGCAGGGACTTATAGAATTACCCAGTCAATTTTAGTACCATCTTATGCTAAACTTTGGGGTGATGGGCCGGATAGTTCAATCTTAGAAATGGATGTAGGATCAGACAGTTCTTTTGGTGCATATGTAATACAAACTGCTGATAGTTTACAACAAACTGGTGCGAACATTGGGAACAATAGTGCCCAGCATCCTATAGATATTGTTATTACTGGAATGAGCTTTACCAGCTTAGAAGCTGGTGTTGATATGATGCTTATTGATAGAGCTCATGGTGTGAATGTAAGCAATTGTAACTTCAAAGGTAACCTAAGTGCAAATCCTGTAGACGCAAGTGCAGACATTGCTGGAGTACGTTTTGATAGTACTCCAAGTTTTACATGTAAAGCAATTGAATTTGAGAATTGTAAATTTAGTTATTTAACTTACGGACTGATCACTGATGAAAACATACAAGGTGTTACAATACAAAATTGTGATCTTAGACACCTTTATCAAGGTGTAATGTTAGGCACAGGCACTCCAGACAATGGTGGGCCTGAAGGTGTACGTATTGTACAAAACTTATTTGATAATATTGGCAAGCAAGGTATAAGCATAGGTGCAGTTGCATTCAATGTGAGTGCATATAATATATTCTTAGATGTCGGCAATGACTACTTAGGAGCAGGTAATGCATCATCTCCAGTAATCGAAATCAACGGAGATGATAATGTAAGCATTGGCGATATGTTTGAACGAAGCGACGCTGATAATCTTACACAACCAAGAGTAGAACTTAACAACAAAGCCTGTTATGCACTTATAAGCGGTAACGAAATTGAGTTCGGAACCTACCATAGACTAGCTGGAGTCAGTACAGACCTATCAGTGGAAGGTAGTGCAACTACAATTTTTACTGTTAATACTGGTAATGCAACTGCATTTAATGTAAATTACCAAATGAAAGAATCATCAACCAATGTAGTACGTTTTGGCACACTAAGAGTTGTCGGTCAAGACACAGATGATAGTGCTGGAACACTTGCTTACGTTGACGACTATAGTGAAGACAATCCAAACAACTTTGTATTAAGTGCAATACAAAGTGGCTCAACAATTAGTATTCAATATACCAGCACAATTGCAAATACTTTTCAATATTCCATAGAACACTTTAGTGTGTAAATTATGTGGCAAAGCCATCCTGAACAGCGTTTAATCGCATGGGCTAACCTGCGTAACGAATGTAAAGACAACCCTAATCTTGAATCAGTGATAACTAACATACACGAGTGGTGGCAACAAGCACCGATGGTGTTGAGATATTTACATACTGATTTAGTAAAAGAATGGCCTGATCCTTGGGAATTAATTGCCGAAAACACATATTGTAGTCTTGCAAAGTGTTTGGGAATGTGCTATACTATTTGCATGTTAGATAGACAAGACATATCTGTTCTTTGTATATCTGAGATTGACAATAATGACTATATAGTCCTAGTAAACAATGGATTATATATGTTGAATTGGAACGTTAATGAAGTAGTAAATATCACATTGTTAGAAAAACATAAAGTAACTAAAAACATAGACTCTGCTGTGTTTGCACACAAGATTAGATAGAAAGGCCCCAAATGACAATTCAAGTTACCAAACGAGACGGAAGTAAAGAAGCATTAGATATTGATAAATTACACAAAGTTGTTTGGTGGGCAACTGAAAACATAACAGGCGTAAGTGCTAGTCAAGTGGAGATAAGCAGTAATGTGCAATTTTATGATGGTATTACCAGTACAGATATACAAGAAACACTAATCAAAAGTGCTGCTGATTTAATCTCGGAAGAAACTCCTAACTACCAATTTGTAGCAGGTAGACTTATAAGTTATCATATTAACAAAATGGTTTATGGCGAATTCAAACCATGGCATGTATACAAATTGGTCAAAGAAAATGTACAAAGAGGATTCTATGATCCAGAACTACTCACAGAATACACCGAAGAAGAATGGAACACTATCAACGGATGGATAAAGCATGATAGAGATGAACAACTTACCTATGCTGCCATGGAACAGTTTAGAGGTAAGTATCTTGTGCAAAACAGAGTTACAAAAACACTCTATGAAACACCACAGATGTGTTACATGCTTATAGCCGCTACTCTTTTTCAAGACTATGATCGTAAAACAAGATTACGTTGGGTAAAAGATTACTATGATGCTATATCAACACATCAAATAAGTCTACCAACTCCTGTAATGGCAGGTGTACGTACACCACAAAGACAGTTTTCAAGTTGTGTGCTTATTGAAGCAGATGACAGTTTGGACAGTATTAATGCAACATCAAGTTCAATTGTTAAGTATGTTTCGCAAAAAGCAGGCATTGGTATTAACGGTGGACGTATCAGAGCCTTAGGTTCGCCAATACGCAATGGTGATGCTTATCATACAGGTGTTGTTCCATTTTACAAAATGTTTCAGGCTGCCACACGTAGTTGTAGTCAAGGTGGAGTACGTAACGGAGCCGCTACACTTTACTATCCTATTTGGCACTTAGAAGTTGAAGACCTTTTGGTACTTAAGAACAACAAAGGCACAGAAGACAACAGAGTCAGACACATGGATTATGGTGTGCAGTTTAACAAACTGATGTACGAACGTTTAATGTCAGGCGGAGACATCACATTGTTCTCTCCTAACGATGTTCCTGGACTTTATGATGCTTTCTTTCAAGATCAGGACAAGTTTAAAGAATTGTACGAATCGGCAGAACGTAAAACAAGCATACGAAAAAAGAAAATAAGTGCTATAGAACTTTTCAGTTCGTTTATGCAAGAACGCAAAGATACAGGCAGAATATATCTACAGAATGTCGACCATGCCAATGAACACAGTAGTTTCAAAACAGAGGTTGCTCCTATCAAGCAAAGCAACTTGTGTTGTGAAATTGATTTGCCAACCAAAGCCTTAAATGATGTAAACGATCCTGATGGTGAAATAGCATTGTGTACACTGAGTGCAATAAACTGGGGTAATTTTTCAAACCCACAGGATATGGAAAAAGCATGTACACTTGCAGTGCGTGGACTTGATGCATTGCTTTCATATCAAAACTATCCGATATTGGCTGCACAGTTAGCCACTGAAGGCAGACGTCCGCTTGGTGTTGGTATTATAAATCTTGCATACTTTCTTGCAAAAAATGATGTCAGTTACAGTGATCCAGATGCACTGAAATTGGTTGATACTTGGGCACAACACTGGAGTTATTATCTTATCAAAGCCAGTGCTGATCTAGCAGAAGAATTTGGTGCTTGTCCGCTGAACAATGAAACAAAATACGCAGATGGAATATTACCAGTAGACACCTATAAAAAAGATGTTGACGAACTAGTAGTTCATGTAGATGCAGTTGATTGGACAGGACTAAGAACACAGTTACGTAAAACAGGAATACGTAATAGTACATTAATGGCACTGATGCCAGCAGAAACATCTGCACAAATCAGTAATAGTACAAATGGTATTGAACCACCAAGAGCATTTGTTAGTATCAAACAAAGCAAGGACGGAGTACTGAAGCAGGTTGTACCAGGATATGCACGTTACAAAAACAAGTATGAGCTACTGTGGGATCAAAAGTCACCAGAAGGTTACTTGAAGATTATGGCAGTACTACAAAAGTATATAGATCAAGGAATAAGTGTAAACACCAGTTACAATCCTCAACACTTTGAAGATGAAAAGATTCCAATGAGTACCATGTTACAACATTTATTACTATGTTATAAATATGGACACAAACAACTCTATTACTTCAACACATTTGACGGTGCAGGAGAAATAGACATAGACAAAATGAATGAAACACAACAACAAGATATAACTATCGAAGAGCCAATGTACGAAGAAGCTTGCGATAGTTGCACCATATAGGAACAACAATGAGTGTATTAAATACTGCTAATAGAGACCATACGACCAGTTTAGCATTTTTAGATCCTGCCGGCGGAGTAGGTATACAACGTTATGATACATTAAAGTATCGTCAGTTTGACAAATTAACTGACAAGCAGTTGGGTTTTTTCTGGCGTCCGGAAGAAGTAGACGTACTGCGTGATGCAAAAGATTTTAAAGAGCTTACTGCAAACGAAAAACATATTTTTACAAGCAATTTAAAAAGACAAATACTATTAGACAGTGTACAAGGTAGAGCACCAATTGAAGCATTTGGTCCTATTGTTAGTTTGCCTGAGCTAGAAAATTGGATTATAACCTGGACATTTTCAGAAACCATACATTCAAAAAGTTACACACACATAATTAGAAACGTTTATTCAAATCCTAGTAAAGTGTTTGATGAAATGATGGACATACAAGAGATCATTGATTGTGGAGATGATATTACTGCATTCTATGATGACCTTATCGAAAGTTGTAGTTATTATAACTTGCTTGGGGAAGGTACTCACACTGTGAATGGTAAAAAGGTAGTAGTGGATTTGTATGAACTTAAAAAGAAACTTTGGACCTGCATAGCAAGTGTAAACATACTGGAAGGTGTACGTTTTTATGTCTCATTTGCTTGTAGTTGGGCATTCGCTGAACTTAAGAAGATGGAAGGCAATGCTAAGATTATCAAGTTTATTGCACGTGATGAAAATGTTCATCTAGGTTCAACACAACAGTTAATGAAGTTGTTGCCAAAAGATGATCCTGATTTTGTAAAAATTGCAAAAGAGTGTGAACCAACAGTGATAAAAATGTTTGAAGATGCAGTTGATCAAGAATGTGCATGGGCAGACTATTTGTTTAGAG